GGACGCCACTGGCCCGCCAGGGACGGTGTTGCGGCGAACAAAACACTCTAACGAGCATTGCATTTCTATTCATACTCAAGTCCCAAAGATCTGAGAGCTCATCCCCGGACAGATTAACGCGATACTTACGCTCCTCAAGTTCCTTCTTACTATGTGGGCTAGCGCAGTAGTCGTTGCACGTAATACTGTACTTAGCTCTCCAAAGACGGAGAGCACAAGAGAGAATGTCCCAGGTCCGCTTGTTGACACCCAGGGAATCAAACAGAAGATTTAAAAGCTTGCAATAGTACTGCATTGGGTCAACAATTCCATTATGACAGTACAGCATTTTTTCCATATGTTCAGAAGTAGGACGGACAGGGGCAATAACCTTCTTTCCGTTCAAAGTGAACAAAACGAAACACCTATGCAAAAAAGTAATCCTCTGGGAAAAAGGAGAAATAAACTCACCGTCATCTCGAAGCTTTGTGAACAAACTATCGCTCATGCCTATGCTGCTCTCCTTTATAGTTCCACCTACCTTGGAAACCCAGCTGACGAAGCTTGACATATTAAAGTAGGCACTGGCTCTGGAGGTAAGACGCAAAAGATTATCATCTCCCTGGACGATAAGACAAACATCACCGCTCGCGATAAGTGAAAGAACAGTCTCATCTCCATATTCCTTAGAAACATGATACCAATAGGCACCAAAAAGAAAAATGGAAAAGAAACTATTAAGAACACTAGTATTCCACGAGCCGGAGAAAAGCGCACCTATTATAAGCCTAAAAATGCCTGGATAGGCAATATAATGGTACGAAGAATAAATAGAAACAAACTCTTTTATACACTTAAAAACCATGACCTGCTCACTATCGCCGTGGTAACTATACCACGATGCCATTATTTCGACAAAAACGGCAGACAAATGAGCCTCATGGGTAGTATCCATCTTACTAAAATCCCAAGAATAAAACTTATCACCAGCGGCGGACTTTTTCTTCCAAAAAAGCCTGCGGTATATTTCCCTAGCCCCATCACCCAACCACTCAAGACCTATAAAAATACTACCCCACATCATACGGTGAGACGGATACCCAACAATCATCTCAAAGAAAAGGAGAAGGGAACCAGTAATAAAGATGAGGCGGGTCTTTTCGTTCAAACCGCCCCCATTTTCATGTACTTTCTTTAAGGTTTCCACCTTCAAACTTGGCTTAACAACAGGAGGCTCTACGAGGTTACGGATGTACGCAAGCCCAGCAGCAAGACCCCCAGAACGAACAAGTGATTTCAAATGAACAAGCTCCCAATTGCAGTAGGCACGTATTGGAAACTGAAGATCACCTTTCTTCGTCTCTCCTGAACGATAGTATGACGGAAAGACACTACTCTGAACAAAATTGTGAAGACCAGCAGATTTGGAATTGTCGAACTCAAACCCGAGGACAGTAGTAATGTCGAGACGAGGCAGCGGAATGGAACTCTCCACAATTTCTTGGTCATAAAGAACCGTCATAATTCCGTAAGCATATTCCTCTGGATCCATACGGAGCGTGACTCCCTGTTCTGGGGTGCGCTTTAGCCTCTTGAAACAGTCAACTATGTGAGACGGATGTAAGCCAGCGACATACATCTTCTTGCAATAAGACATTATGTCGCATCCTGTTTCCCGATGAACGTCCTCCAGAAAATCCTGGGTACCGGGATAAATGCAAGATTCCTCGGTCGCTCCATGCCTAACATTACTTATAAAAGGAGGCATGGCAGGATGGAAAAACACGTCTCTGATATTAGGCCCTGAAATCTCAAGACACTGGGCAACCAGATCCATGTCACCATCATTTCTGAGAGAAGGGAACTGTCCCGACTCACGGACGCACTGACACTTAAATATATTAATAGCGAGAAGACATTGAGCACAAATATATTGAAAATATTCATCATCAATAGAAGGAATATTATTCATAGATATCCTGAACATCTCCCGCCTCATATCCCCTATAACCCACCCTACCTGCAGGAAAATATTCCCTTTAGAGTCGGCCACCCTGTAAAACCTGATCTTTCTAGTAAGTCCCCGCGTGACACCTGATTGCATGAGAGTTCTTCGCAATTTGCCTATAGTTCCTAGAGAGTTACCGATATTGGAAAACAGAGGTATTTCGACTTCCAAGTTGTGATTTAGGTTCTTGCCGAGCAACCGCAACGCACAAGAACCAGGTA